CCTTGTCAACGCCGAGGGTAACCGTCGCGGTCACGGTGGCCACGGTCTGCGCTCCTGCAATCTGTGAGGAAATGGAGAGCTCCTCGCCGTTGTCGAGGTTGCCGTCGGTGCCGGTCTCTGCGCATCTGAGCGTGAGGGTTGCGATATTCGCCACGGCTACGGCCTCGGCATCGGTTTTATAGCGGAGTCCGGAGCTGTCCGAGGTGAACTCGGTGCCCTGCGGAATCACGGTCCCGGTCGTCGCCGGTAGCGTTGCGGTGAGTATCGCGGTCACGGCGAGTTTTCGCGGCGTATCGTTATCGAGTCCGATGCGGTCCAGTCCCTCTCCCGTGGCGGTGAGGGCGAGGGATTGTAACACGGCGTCGGCGGCGAATTTGTAGTGGCCTATGTCGAGGCCGGCCTCTGCGGCGGCGAGTACGCGCAGGAACGCGCGGTCATTGAGCGGCGACGTCTGCCCGATCCTGGCCTCGAGTCGCGCCAGGTGGGCGGCGGCGAGCTGTGCGGTGGTAGGGATTTTATATGACATTCGGGAGCCTCCCGTGTGCGGGGTCGAGTGCCTGCGCAATCCAGTTCAGACCGTTTCGGGTGAACAGTAATTTCCTTACATCCTGTCCCGGCGGATATATCGTGATCGCGGTCTGGATCTCGTCGGTGCGCGGGTTGGTTACTGCAATATCGATTTTTGACGCGATTCTGGAATCGGTCATCGCCTTGAGTGCGAGCTTTGCATCGTCGGTGATGTCGTTGACTGTTTTTACGTCTACATGCACGCGAGGTCTGCTGAAATTGGAGCCGATTTTTTTATTCGGATCATTCGTGAGATAATTTCCCCACCATCCGGGGAGTGTGCCGAGGCTGATGATAACGTAGTTTTCGAGGCCGCCGTCGGTGACGGGTTGACCTCCCTTGAATGTCATGGATGCGCCGTTTGGTGTGATCCTGATCGCGGGGTCGCCCTGGAATCTACTCACAGTTTCACCTCCGGCACTTCCGCGGCCGAGATGTCGGCAGTCGAGGGCGAACCGGTAACCGATGGCGTGGACACGGGACCGACTAGGGCCGTGGGGTGGTTGTGCAAATTGTAAACAGTATTTATGAAATCATCGAAGTCGTCTTTGAGCTGATTAAACGCGGTTTCGAGCTCGGAGAATTTCACCGCAGTATCGGTGCCGTCATTAAGGACGATATCACCGCTGGCCTTGACCTCGATTTTCGCTCCGGTAAATGCGGTGATTGTGATATCGCCATTACTGCTGAGTTTTATTTTTGCCTTTTTTACTACGGCAGGATTGTCGGTGCTGTAAATCTCGTATTCACCGGGATCTGATTCAGGGGAAATGTCGTCGCTGATGATGCCGGTGATCTTCACTCCGTTGGCCTCAACGACCTCGACACGGCAATCGTTGGCGGGGTTGAAATCTACGCCTGCGCCGGGGAATAGCTCGACGGTGCGGACATCCTCGTCGAGCATTTTCACCTGGAGGAGTATGCGGTCGGCGTCGCCATCGCGGTTTTTGCCGATCTTGTATGATGTGATTATTCCGAGAGCCACGGTTCCTCGATTATCCCCGTAGTATATACGGACGGAGGTTTGAGATTAAGCGTCGCGCTGTTGCCTGATGCGGCGAATGAAAACTCCACCTGAGTGATGAGGAACGTAAAACCTGAGCTCGCAATCACCGGGCTTTTAACCGATACTTTCGTGTTCGGCCTCCAGAGTTTATCGTCCGGAGCGTACCAGGTCGAGACCGGGAATGGGATCGTCATCGCATCGGCAGCGGATTTGTTTTTTCTCCACTCCGCGGCACTGAGAGCCTCGCCGGGGATATTGTCGTCGACGCGGAAGGTGAGGTAGCGCTGATTTTTTAAGACGTCATCTTCGGCGACTCCTGTTTTTGCGGTTCTACCCTTGCGCGAGCTCGATGCGATTGCGCGATAGAAATGAAACCGTTTGCGACCGTTGAAATCGGCTCCGAATCCCTCGGCGGTGGGTTCCCCCTCCTCGATTGTGCCGACCGGCTTATCGTCGGTGTTGGCGCGGGTGATAAGCAGGTTCCCGTCCCAGGTGCAGGAGAGGAGGAGGCCACGTTGTGCCGCCAGTTTTCGCAGGTGCTCGAATATTGTCTCGGTTTGCTCTGCTGAGACGCGCGCGAATTTCATCTCCTCGTAAGTGGTTTTCTTGCCCGTGATTTTATAGGTTTTGCCGGTCTCGATGGGTTTGTCGATAAGCGGCATCGTCTTGATAAATCCCTGAGCGGTATTTATTCCCATCTGGTTTACAACCGGAACGTATTTCCCGATGCTGACGGTTTTTGGTACGAGCAGGTTCACTCCGTCTCCTATCACGACCTGTATCCCGTGGGGTTCACATTGCTGTTTGCATCGCGCGGTCAAACTGATATTTGACGCCTCATAGGGTGGGAGGACTGTCGAATCGATTATGTCGGCGGTTTTCGTGAATCCTCCGAGCTCCTTGACTGTGCCGGATTTATCGCGCTTGTGTTTTACATTGTAGAGGATTTGCTCGGACTCGAGATTGCCGCCGATATAGATTTTGCATTTACTGTACGAATACGGAGCGGTGATGCGGTCGAACTCTGGATCCTTGCCGGGAAACCAGGGGATCTCGGCGGTGAATGCGTCTGCGCATGTATCCATCGAACGCATGAATTTTGCGGAGGTAGCGACGACCTCGCGGCCGTCGATGATGAGGGTGAAATCGTCTCGGCCCTTTCCGGGGAGATCATGCATAAATAATCACCTCCCGGCCTGCGGGCAGAATCAGGATATCGTTTCCATGCAGGTTATTCGAGCGTATAAAAAGATCGTGATAATAATCGATGTCCTCGATATTCGGCTGGTACTCGGTGACAGCGATCTCGAGGGGTGAGCGAGCCTTTTTCAGGCGAAACCGCTTCTCGGTCTTGAGATTGTAGAACTGCGCGAGAAGGTATTGAAATACGAGCGTATAGAGCTGTATCAAATTCGTGTACGTGGCGGTTTGGCTGAAATACTGGCGCTCGATATCCAGTTCGGAGTACATGTCTTGAATCGCTTCGATGCGGGCGACGACCGAGTTGAAAAACGCTGCGGCTCCGTCGATTGCGGCGATGACCTCGGACCGGCTCTGATACTGCGATGTCGCGGCGATCTGCGCCGCCGCCATGAGGGTGAGGGTCGCGCCGAATTCGATGACAACGACTTTGTTGTGATCCTCCTCTGTGGTGGTCGCCGGTGCAAGCGTGAAAATCTCGTCGGCAAGGGCGGAGTATGCCGAGGATCTGGTCTGGTAGTCGGTGCTTCCGTCCAGGGGGGCGAGCGACATGTTTGTCATCGCCGCCGACATGTCGGTCGTATCCGGATCGGAGTAGTCGAAGGCCGAGAGCGCGCCGTTGAAAGTCGCTTTCGCGTCGTCGAAGGCATTGCGCGCCATTGTGACCGTCGCACAGATGCCGGATATCGTCCTCGACATGAACCCGGAAATTTTATTGAACGTGCCCAGCGCCGCCGTGATATTGGAGAAAATGTCAGTGCGGAGTTGCGTGAGCATCGTCATGCAATCTTCGGCGACATTCATTATTTTTGCGAGGGTTCCCAGGAGCGTTTCTTCAAGGCTTACGACGCGCTCTGCATTTGCGGGTTCGATCCACTGCGTGTCGAATTGCGTATAGTTCCCGGACTCGACGGGGTCTGTGCTTTCTTCTGCACTTATAAGATGCAAAATGAGCGTGCCGTGTACGGGGTGGACGACCTCCCAATCGCCAGATTCCTTAAACAATTCATCGTAGAAGTTGGCGGCGTCGCGTTGGTGATTTATGCCGTCGAAATACACCGTGAGAGGCCAGAGCGTCGATTTCGGCTCCAAGTCCTGTACGATCGTGCCCTTGAATTTCGGGGGGTCGAATTGTCCGAGCTTACGCTCGAAACTGCGTTTGTTATTGCGCCAGAGACATTCGAATGTGCCGGATTGCGCGCCGCCAAGTGGATTGTATTTATTGAGACCGGCTTTTAAATCGTCGGTTAACGAAGACTCTCCTTTCTTACGCGCGCTCGGGCTTTTAAAAACTATTACGTCGCGGGTTTCGTTCTGCCAGCTCACATTACACCTACGAGATGCATCGGAATATTCGGAGCACCCTTAGTTTTTGACGATGCGGTGCTGCCGGCCGGTGCGTTATTGATATTGAGCTGCCCCTCGAATTGTACGCCCCTGTTGCCCTCGCGCGCCTGGTTCGGTGCGGTGAGTTCATTGCGGCGATCCTCGATCTTTTGACGCGTGGCGCTGACTAAATCCATCGCGCCGGCGCCGAGTACTCCGGTGAGGAGCCCCTTGATTATGGGGTTGTCCAGAACCCCGGTCAGGCGATAGAATAAATCGATCATCTCCTCGATGTGTGTATTAAGGTAGACGAGCCAGGCCGCAGCGGCGGCGAACACGAATACAATCGGACACGCTGAGATCGCTAAATTAAGAGCCCACTGCGAGGCGGTGACGAGTGCGGTTTTTGCGGCGACGACAGCCTGCCAGAACGCAGTGCCACCGAGTACGAAATTAAACAGCCCATGCGCGGCGATGACCGAACGCATGAGCGGGAGCATCTGCGCGAGGTATCTGATCCAGCCCACGCCTGTAACAACGGCCTGTGCGATTGCGATGCCGATGAGGGCGGCCTTGTAGGCGACGAACAGCCCGACGGCGATCCCGAGCGCGGGCACGAGTTTTTGTATTATGGCGGATATCGTATCACGGTTTGCATCAGCCCATGTCGCGAATGCGGCTATAAGTGGAGTGAGCGCCGACATTATATCGTTGAGCGCGGGTAATAGGGCGGTGCCAAGTCCCGCCTTCATGGAAAACATGAGGTTTTTAAATCGCTGTTCTGAGGCTGCGAATTTATTCGCTGCGTCTGCGGCTGCGGGGCCGAATTCCTTGCGCATCTGCGCCGCGAAACGTGAGATGAATTTTTCTGCGGGGATTCCGCGCGCAACGAGTTTTTCAAGTTCTGCCGTGGTCACTCCCATAGATCGAGCCGCTATCTGCATCGCTCCCGGTATGCGCTCACCGAGCTGTCCGCGTAGCTCCTCCATTGAGACTTTGCCCTTGCTGATGATCTGAGAGATCGCCAGGAGCGCTCCCTGTGACTGTTCCGATGTGAGCTGCAAGGCTGTCGCGGCTTCTGATACTCCAAGAAATGTCTGTTGCACGTCAAAATTTGAAATGGCGGTGCCCTTAGCGGCGGCGGCAATACCTTTATACGCATCTGCGGCCATTACGAAATCAAGTCCGAGCCTGTGCGATTCCTCGCGAACAAATCTCATTTGGTTGGCGGCATCACTCTGGAACACCGAGCGGAAAGATGTCTCAAGGGCCGATGCCTGTTTCGCCGCATCTTTTATCGAGTTTCCAATCTTGATAATTCCCGCTACTCCGAGGGCTGGAATTATCGCTTTGAATGCGGAGTTTACCATGCCTGCGCTTCGACTTGCACGTGCGCCGAACCTATCGGCGGCCGCTCCCATCTTGTTAAAGGCGGGGCTCATTTTGTCGGTGGCACGGAATGCGGTGACGACTGCGAAATCAGGCATTATTTACCGCACTGTGGACAGG